AATATAAAACTGACGTATACCCTCATGATTACGTCGTATTACGTGGTCAAAAAATAAAACCTCCAAAATACTATGACCAACTGTATAAAAACGACAATCCTTATGAATACGAAATAATTATTGGCAACCGTGAAAACGGTGCTAAACTAAATCACGCAGACAACACTTATGCAAGACTGGCCGTTAAGGAACAAGTCGCAAAAGCAAAGCTGCGTAAACTAAAACGTACCCTCACTTAAGGACTATCCTCATGAAGCTTATTATATCCTCTGTAAAAGACCGTGCTGCTGACGCTTACGGCCGACCAATGTTCGTGCCTTCAACTGGCGTAGCTATTCGCTCATTCTCTGATGAAATCAATCGTGCTGCTGATGACAATCAGTTTTACAACCACCCCGACGATTTCGATCTCTATGAGTTCGGAGTCTTTGACGACAACTCTGGCGTATTCGAATTACACGAATCGCCTAAATTATTATCACTTGGTAAACAAGTAAAACTAAGCGTAGAGTAAAAAGGGGGGATTTATCCCCTTTTTCTCACGCAATAACTTTAAAGGTTAAATATGCATCGCAATCAATCAGTAAACTTACATCAATTCACCTCTATTCCAAAAGCGGATATACCACGCTCTAAATTCGACTGTCAATCAACTCACAAAACAACATTCGATGCTGGTAATTTAATTCCCGTCTATGTAGATGAAGTATTACCTGGCGATACATTTAATTTAAATATGACGGCATTTGCCCGTCTTTCCACACCTCTTTATCCAATTATGGATAACATGGTGATGGACTCATTCTTCTTCTTTGTTCCTAATCGCCTAATTTGGTCAAATTGGCAAAAATTTATGGGACAACAAGAAAATCCTAATGACTCTATTTCATATGTCATTCCACAACAGGTGTCACCTTCTGGAGGCTATGCAATAGGCTCTTTGCAAGACTATATGGGCTTGCCTACCGCCGGTCAGGTAACTGCCGGCGCAACTGTATCGCACGCAGCTCTTTGGCCTCGTGCATATAACCTCATTTGGAACCAATTTTTCCGCGACGAAAATTTACAAAACTCTGTCGTAGTCGATACGGGAGATGGTCCCGATACTGTCGCAAATTACAATTTATTAAAACGCGGTAAACGTAAAGATTACTTTACTTCCGCTCTACCTTGGCCTCAAAAAGGCGCAAGTGTTACTTTACCTTTAGGTACTACTGCTCCTATTGCTTGGACTGGTACTGCTGGTACAAGCTATGTATCTGTAAAACAAAATGGTGGTAACTCTGCTACTAGTGGTCGTCTATATACCCCAACCGGAACTGAATTAAAAGTTTCCGCTGATGCCGGAGGCAATGCTTTATATGCTGATCTTTCTCAAGCAACTGCTGCAACAATTAACCAACTTCGCCAATCATTTCAAATCCAAAAATTACTTGAGAGGGACGCTCGTGGCGGCACTCGATATACTGAGATTATTCGCTCTCACTTTGGCGTTATCTCTCCTGATGCTCGCTTGCAACGGCCTGAGTACCTCGGAGGCGGTTCGACACCGATTAACATTAATCCGATTGCTCAAACAAGTGCTACAGGCCAAACTGGCGCAACAACCCCTCTGGGTTCACTTGGCGCTATGGGTACTGCCTTGGCTCATCGTCATGGATTTAGCCAATCGTTTACTGAACATGGCGTAATCATCGGATTAGTATCAATCCGTGCAGACTTAACTTATCAACAAGGCCTCCACAAAATGTGGAGCCGCTCAACTCGTTATGATTTTTATTTCCCAGCATTTGCAATGCTAGGTGAACAATCTGTATTAAACAAAGAAATCTACGTAACTGGAGGTTCAACCGACAATGATGTATTCGGATATCAAGAACGCTGGGCTGAATATCGATACAACCCTTCAAGAATTAGCTCTCTGTTTAGATCTACAGCAGTTGGAACTCTTGACGGCTGGCATCTTGCCCAAAAATTCACCACCCTCCCTACCCTTAGCAATAGCTTTATTACTGAAAACCCACCAGTCGACCGTGTAGTCGCTGTTGGTGCTGCAGCTAACGGTAAACAATTCATCTTTGACTCTTTCTTTGATATTAAGAAAGCTCGTCCAATGCCGATGTATTCTGTACCCGGCTTAATCGACCATTTCTAATATGTTCGGTATAGACGACGCAATCATAGCTGCGGTAGCTCCCTCGGTAATCGGGGGGGCTATGTCTATGATCGGCGGAAACAAACAAAACGAAAGCCAAGAAGCGATGATGAATCAATCAAACGCTTTTTCGGCTGAACAATACGCTAAACGCTATCAAACAACTGTTGCAGACTTACAAGCTGCCGGACTTAATCCTATGCTGGCCTATGGTCAAGGTGCGGGATCACCGCCCTCTGCCGTTAGTCCAGCTTCACAAGTAAACGCCATGCAAGGTGCTGGCGATATGGCTACAAAAGCCGTAGGCGCTGCCAATACTGCTATGCAAACTCAACTAACAGACGCTCAAGTCGCTGAATCTATTAGTCGAACTGGCGTCAACGATGAAACTCGTAAAAACTTAGATGCTGATACAAAATTAAAAATTTTGGAAGCTCCAAACGTCTCTCAGAAAACCAAAAATATGGTTTCTGAAATGTTACTTAACGATGCTCGCAAAACAGCGACATCTGCTACCGAGGCAATGACTCGGTTAAATACTCAAATACTAAAAACTGGGGATCTGCCTGAGGCAGAAAGTAAGGGGAAATACCATAAAACTACCCCTTACAATCCTTATATGCTTAAAGACACCCTTAGTGGTGTCAATTCTGCTGTAAACGCAATCGGTGCCGTAAAAGGCACTTCCGCTCTACCATTCTCATCGGGACGATAAAATGAAACCTCCATTCTTAAGAACTGCTTACAATTATGATACGAATGCTGCGTCAAATGAGTCGGGGTTGGCTTGTGAGGAGCCTTCTCTGACTCAGCAGCATTTCAAAGACGAAACGGATATTAATAATATCCTTCGTCAATTCAACATTACTGGCTTATTGCCAGAAAACGCTTTATCGCCCCGCTACGGCGATTTTACAGGCATTAATGACTACCACTCTGCCTTGAACGCCGTTATCGCCGCTGAAGACGGATTTATGGCTTTGCCAGCCGATCTTCGCGCACGCTTCTCTAACAATCCTGAGGAACTTATCAATTTCCTTGATAATCCTCAAAATAAAGACGAGGCTATTCGTCTAGGTCTAGTAGACCAAAAACTCATTGAAAATGAGGTAAAAACTGAGGCGGAAATCGCCTCACAGGGTGACTGAAAGTCACCCCGCACAGTTACCTTACTTGATGTAACTGTGCTAGGTGACACCAAACCACAAAAATCACAATAACTAAGGCCAAAAAAAATGAAAATTTTGCACCGCAAACCAATGAGCAAAAAGGCTCATTCAAAACAATTCAGAAAACATGGTCATAAGACCAAATCTCCTAATGCTCGCTCTGCACCTCAGCGTGGAGGCTGGAGACTTTAATAAAGTCCCAGACCACCTCACATGGCCTGTTATCACCCAATATCCGCTGGTCTCAGCGGATATTCAACCAACTCGGCAACAGGCCGAGTCTATCGTCGTGTCATTTTTAAACCAAATGACCCCGACATCGTTCAATCTGTATCATTACCATGCGGCCAATGCGTAGGCTGCCGCTTAGAACGATCACGTCAATGGGCTATGCGTTGCATGCATGAAGCCCAATTACATCAAAACAACTGCTTTATTACCCTCACTTATGACGACACACATCTCCCAAGCGATCAATCGCTTCATTATCGAGACTTTCAATTATTTATTAAAAGACTCAGAAAACGATATCCACTTACAAAAATTAGCTATTACATGGCTGGAGAGTATGGCGAAAACTTCGGCAGACCTCACTACCACGCCTGTATCTTCGGACTCGACTTTCATGATAAAAAACTATGGAAAAGGACTTCCTCTGGTTCTCTCATATATAGATCCGCAGACCTTGAAACCCTCTGGCCATTTGGTTATTCCTCCATTGGAGATGTTAACTTCGAGTCAGCTGCGTACGTGGCTCGCTACATTATGAAAAAACAAACGGGTAAAGAAAGCTTAAAACACTATCAGTACTCTGATCTAGAAACTGGGGAAATCATACAAATGACCCCAGAATTCAATAAAATGTCCTTAAAACCTGCTATAGGTAAAAACTGGTACGAAAAATATAAAACTGACGTATACCCTCATGATTACGTCGTATTACGTGGTCAAAAAATAAAACCTCCAAAATACTATGACCAACTGTATAAAAACGACAATCCTTATGAATACGAAATAATTATTGGCACCCGTGAAAACGGTGCTAAAC